CAGCATCTGCGGCTCGACACCGGTGGCGATCCGCCGTCGCACCCAGACGATCCCCTGGTGCTGGGCTGGATCACCGCTGCGCGGGAATACGTCGAGCAGGAAACCGGGCTGACGCTGGTCACGGCGAGCAAGACGGACTACCGCGACACGTGGCAGGGGTCTTCCTCGCGGCACCGTACCAGCCTGGAGACTGGCTTTCATCCGATTGGCTCGCCGCTGTGGTGGGGGCTTTCAACCGGCCTGCCGTCGTTCCTCCTCGTGCACGCGCCGGTGATATCGGTCGAGGCGATCCGCTACCTCGACGCGGACGGCACACAGCAGGTGCTGGCGTCTGATCAGTATCGGCTGGCGCCGGATGGCGCGCTGATGCGGATCGAGCAGGCGATCGGCGTCGCTTGGCCGCCGGTCTACTTCGGCGCGCATGGGGTCGTGCAGATCGACTACACCGCGGGCTTTGCCGACCCTATCCCGGAGGCGTTGCGGACGGCGATCAAGCTCATGCTCGGCGTCTACTATGAAAACCGGGGGGTGCTGGATCGGGCCGAGGTCGTGCCGCAGGGCGTCTGCGCGCTGCTCGACAAGTATCGGATCATGTGATGGAGCCGCAATTCCCGAGGCCGCTCCCCGGCTTCGATATTCCGCCCCTGGTTCCGCAGTCAATTCCGCCGCGCAATATCCCCCCCTACTGGGAGCGCAAGCACTTCCTGTCGTTCCTGATCGACCACTTCGACTGGAAGTTGGGGGCCGAGATCGGCGTCGCTGACGGCGGCACCTCGGCCCATCTGCTCAGCAAGCATCCGGAACTGCACATGATCGGGGTGGATGCGCGGCGGGTGTTCTTCGACCACGCCGGCCCGGACGACTTCATCTCCTGGGACCACGACGCGCTGCGCCAGTTGGCCGAGTTCAACCTCGCGCCGTTCAAAGACCGCTGGGCGATGTTCGAGACGCTGAGCGTCGAGGCCGCCGAGAGGGTGCCGGACGCCAGCCTGGACTTTGTCTTCATCGACGCCGACCACAGCGAGGGGGCCTGCCGCGCCGATATCATCGCGTGGCTGCCGAAGGTGCGCGCGCGCGGGTGGCTCCTTGGTCACGACATCAACTGGAAGGGCGTTCGCGCCGCTGTCGATGACCTCTACCCAGGTTACCACATCGGTCCGGACGTGGTGTGGTTTCGCCCGGTGCATCCAGTCGTCAACTGGTGGTGGTGGCTCTATGTCTGACGACGAGAGGCCGAAGCCGAAGGCTGGCGACCGGGTGATGTTCCGCTCCGCGAACGGCGAGGACTGCTATGGCGAGATTGCAGCGATCACGCCTGCCGGCGTGGCGACGCTCGCGCTCGACAACGGCATGCGGGTGTCAGGCGTGGAGGAAAGCGATGCCCCTGATAACGCTCTCTACCTCTCCACTTGGCGGGTGGTGGAGCGCCTGGGAGCGCCGGTGGGCGGCAGCGAAGAGCCAGGGATATGGCTCGATGCCTTCTGTGCCGGGCTGGTGGTGACGCTGGTGGACGCCGCCGATGGGCACTTTCCCATGACCCGTGCAGGGCTGCCGCTGGCGCTTGAATCGTTCCGCCGTGGCGTCGGGTTGGTCTTGGACCTGAAGGACTGAGATGGCCCTCCTCCCAGGTCCCAGCATCGGCAGGCTGCGCGACCGTATCCGGGTCGATAAGCGGGTTGCGACCGCCGACGATATGGGCGGCTCGTCGGACACGTGGCAGCCCTACGTGACCATCTGGGCCGAGGTGACACCGGTGCTGGGTGGTCCTGGAGAACAGGTGGAGGGCGGCGGGCTGGCGGCGATCTCCACCTACCACTTCATCGTGCGCCGGCGCGCGGACCTGTCCGAGGTGCAGCGGATCGTCTGGCCGATTGACCCGAACACCGGGGCCGACATCCCGGCCTCGCTCTCGTTCAACGTGCGTGGGGTGAACCTGCCGACCAGCGGTGACCTCTACATGACCATCGATGCCGAGGCGGGGGTGGCCGTATGAGCGTGATCGAGGGGCATTCGCGCGTGACGCTGGACCGGCGGGTCAATGCCCTCCTGAACCGTCTGCCAGCGGCGGCGACGGAGCAACTGAAGGGAGCCATCGCCTCCTCGGGGAACGACCTCTACGACGCGATGATGAGCCGGGTGCCGCGCCGCACGGGGCGGCTAGCGAAAGCCATAGGGCTCAAGTTCGACAAGAACGGGCTGGTGGCTCAAGTGGGCTTCTCCAGCCGCGAGTTCCCACGGCAGTGGAAAGCGGGTGGGCGCTTTGCCCACCTGATCGAGTTCGGCACCAAGGGGACCGCCGGTGGTGGCAGGACCAGCAAGCGAACCGGCAAGCCCTTGCGCGCGCACGCAGCGACGCCAGCGCAGCCGTTCATCTTTCCGGCGCTGATCGAGAAGGGGCCTGAAATCATCGAACTGCATAAGGATGCGGTGGAGGGCGCGCTTGAGATCGCCTCGCGTGGCCTCGCGTGAGCTTCACCCTCGATGCTGGTGCGGCGGTCCAGCAGGCCGTTTTCCAGGCTCTCACTGCCGCCCCGCCAATCGGTGCCGGGGTCTTCGACCGGGTGCCCGAGAATGCCGCCTACCCGCAGATCGAAATCACCGGCTCGACACAGCGCGACTGGTCGCACGCGGTGGTGCGCGGCGAACAGATCACCGTCGAGATTCACATCTGGAGCCGCTATAACGGCTTCATGGAGGCGCGGGCGCTGATGGCCGAGGTGCGCCGGCGGTTAGACCTTCAACCTCTGGTGCTGCCGGTCGATGGTATGAACTTGGTCGACATGATGTATACGACTGCCGATCTGATGATGGATGTTGACACTATGACCCGGCATGGAATTCTGCGGTTCAACGCAACAGTCACGGTGCCGTAGCATGTGGGTTGAGACGACAGCGCTCTGCTCGTGGATCATGGAGAACCGGCGCGCCTTCTATTACGTCAAGGGAAGCTTCGTCGATCTGCCCATAGACTGGGCGGCGAAGTTCATCTCCGAGGGCACTGCCATCGTCGCCAAGGACCCGGAGGAGCCTGCGTTCGCCGACCCCTACATCCCGCCCTCGCTCGGCAACGAGATGCTGACCGTCGCCTGCGTTTTCAAAAGCGGCGGCAAATATGACGAGGCCGACTACGTCGGGAAGCTGGCGCGGGCAGTGGGCCGCCACCTGACGGTGCCGCACCGGTTCATCTGCCTGACCGATGCCAAGCGCATGCTCACCGCCGACGTGGATGTGGTGCCGCTGGAGAAGAACTGGCCAGGATACTGGTCGAAGATCGAGGTCTACCGACCCGGCCTGTTTAAGGGGCCGCTGCTCTATCTTGACCTCGACACGGTGATTTCCGGCAGCATCGACGGACTGGTGGCGGTAGACGCGCCGCTGGCGATAGCCTGGGACATGATGCGCAACTGGGTCAACTCGTCGCTGGTGTTCACGCGCGTCGATCTGTCCTGCGTGTGGGACGCGATGGTCGGGGACTCTGCCGACATCATTGCTCGCTACGACAGCGGCAACGGTCCCTACCATGGCGACCAGGGGCTCTTGCAGGACACGCTGACAAAGAAGCGCATCCCCTGGCGCTGGATGCAATCGATCCGCCCGCACGAAATCATCTGGATGCCGCCGGGCCTGCGGGGGAACAAGCCGCCGGCGGAAACAAAAGTCGAGATGTGGTATGGAGACCCGAAGCAGCCGGATGTCGGCGGCAAGTGGCTTGGCGAGCACTGGACGTAACCGCGAGCGTGCGGCCTCGCGCTCTCTAGTTGGGGACAAAAACAATGGCTGCTCCGACGACTCCCGCCACCTTCACCACCGCCTACCGGGGGCGCGATGCGCTTCTGAAAGTGTCGGCTGACGGCGGCTCGACCTACACGCTGGTCGGCGGCTGCCGCACCACGAACGTCACCTACAACAACAATCCGGTGGATATCAGCAACGCGCTATCGCAAGGCTACACCGAGTTCATGCCGGACGCCGGCAATAAGGAACTGCAAGTTTCGCTCGACGGCATCATCACCAACGATGCCATGCAGATCATTTTGGAAACGTCGGCGCGCGATCGGACGCTGCTCGCCTACCGCATCAACTACAGCGGTGCCGGCCTGTTCACCGGCTTCTTCGCCATCTCCACATTTACGATCAACGGCGTCTTCAATCAGGCCCAGACCTTCACCGCCGCACTCGTCTCAAGCGGGCAGATCGTCTACACGCCGGGCTAATGGGTGACCGATGGCCAATCCGAATAAGTTCCGCAGGGAAACCGACCTTGTGCTGAACGGCCATACCTATTCGTGCCGTCCGACGATGGACAAGTTGGCGCGGATCGAATCCCGGTTCGGCGCAGCGTTGCCGCTATTGCGCCGGGTCGGCGATGGGGGCGCTACGCAGGCCGAACTAACCGCCATCGTGCAAATCATGTTGCGAGGGGTACACAATGCCCCGCGCGATGCCGATGTCGCGCCGCTTATTTTCGACCAAGGCGCGATTACTGTTGCCGGCAACATCGTGGATTTCATCGCGAGTGGGATAACCAGCGATGCGCCGCCGAAGGAAGAAGGCGAAGGGGAGCGCGAGGCGGAGGGAAACCCGTAGAGCCGAAGCCGCTGCCCTACGCTCGGCTGATGCAACAAGGGCTTGGATGGCTTCGGTGGAGCACGGATCAGTTTTGGAATGCGACACTGCAAGAGCTTCATGCTGGCGTTATCGGCTTCGCCGAGTCGCGCGGCGCGAAGACGGACAGCCCACCGTCTGAGGAAGAGGAAGTCTACGACCGGCTCCTCCGTCTGGTTAAGGAAGAGCAAGAGCGCGAAGACGAGGAAGCGAGAAGGGCAGCGGCATGAGCGGAACAGTCGAGGCCGGCAAGCTGCTCATTCAGGTCGAAGCCAGCACCGAGAACCTAAAGCGTCAGCTTGACGCAGCCCTCGCCGCCGTCGCTGGAGCTGCGCAGGGCATGACTAATTCGGTCGATAAGGTCAATAATTCCTTTGAGGGTCTGGGCAAGGTAGTCGAAGCAACCCTTTCCACCTTTGGGAAGCTGGCGTCTGGCATTTCCCCTGCGGCTGGTTCGATGATCGGTATGGTCGCGGCCGGAACTAGCGTCGGTGTCATGTTTGAAAAGCTGACCGAAAAGGCCGGCGAGTACATTGCGGAAGTCATCAGGATTGGTGATCAGCACGAGCAGTTCATCGCGCAACTGACTGCCCTTACAGGCTCGGCGGAGCAGGCTGAGGCGTCCTTCTCGGCTCTTGAGCAAATGACGGCGAAGACCGGCATAGCCGCCAGCGGTGCCGTCGATATGTATAAGCGGCTGACGGTCGCGGCGCAGGAAACCGGCCTGACGAACACGCAAGTCTTGCAAATGATCAAGACGGTCCAAGACGCCGGCATCGTCAGCGGCGCTTCCATGAGCCAGATGGCGTCGGTGGTCGATCGGATTTCCATTTCATTGACTACCGGGACCGTCAACGCGCGCCTGTTCCGCACGATCGTCAGCGACATGCCGGAACTGGCGAAGGACATCGCGGACGGCCTGCACATGAGCGTGGCCGAGATGATGGAGCTTGTGAAGCAGGGGAAGCTGTCAACCGATCAATGGGCTGTCGGGACGCTCGAAGCCACCGAAAAGGTGGACGCCAAACTTGCGGGAATGCCTGTCAGTTTAAGCCGCGCCTGGGGAGAGCTTGGCGGCGCGATGGATCAGTTGATTGTCGGAATCAACACGGCGATCGGTCTGACATCAAAACTATCGTTCCTTGTTCAAGCCGCCGCCGCTGGGGTGAGAAACCTGCTCGGCAATCTGCGCCTGGGTGACGAGCTCACGAACATCAACAGTGAAGTGAAGGCCGCTGGCGAGCAGGTCGCGGGTTTGGAAAAAACTTTAGCAAGGCTGAAATCGTGGAATTATGCTGGTATCACGACCTATGAAATCGGTCAGACTCAAAAACAACTTGATGCCGCCAAGGTAAGGGTGCAGGCGGCACTTGAGGCGCAGAAAGCGATTCAAGACAAAGCTAACGGTGCGTTGGCTGAGGGCGACTTGGAGAGGCACGATACAGCCATCGCTCTTGCGAAAGATCGCGAGCAAAAGATCACCGACACAGTGATCGAGCACAACGACAAGCAAGTAGCGTTGATGAATAAATATAACAAGGACATGGCCGACATCCGGAAACAGATGACGATCAGTCCCGAGGCCGGCGGCCTGGAGTTCTCGACCGGCATGGAACTATTGAAGAACCGCACGAAGGAATTTGACGACGCGTTAGCGCACCTAAACGAGACGCACGATAAAAATTCGAAGGCCGCCGAGAACGCGGCCAAAAAGATGCAGGATGTGGTCGATGCCACTGGCCGGGCCAGGGATGCGGCCGTGGCGTTGATGTTGGAACATCAGAAAGGCAAGCAAGCGATCGAAGATGTCAACACTCAGACCGACATCAACAATGAATTGGTGAAGGCCGGCATTCCGCTGAACACGCAATTGGTCGGCGTGATG